TAGAAATATTTATGGTAAAATAAAAACAGGCGAACCCCGAACCCTTGATTTTTCAGGGGTTCGGGGTTTTCTTGTTACTAATGTGTGCATAGTTCAGCGTTCAGCGGCCTAAAATGTTCACCGGTTTGAACCCTATGGAATCAGTTCCACGGTGGCCTTCAGTTCGTCCAAAGTCTTGTGATTATAGACCCGGTTTCCTGTGTCTTTGGACACATGGCCCATGAGCAAATCAATACATTTCCGGTTGGCCCCGGCGCTATCCAATTTGGTTTCAAAGGTGTGGCGGCATTCGTGCGGGGTATGGTTCATCTTCAGGGCCTTCATAATATCCGCCCAAAATATCCGGTATTGGGTTTGATTGCAAATCTTCCCGTTGTAGCTGATCAGCCGGGGGCCACCTTCGGCAAGCCGCCGTTCAATCAATGGCCTGATCTTTGGATGGATGGGAACAATGCGGTTCTTACCGGCTTTCGTTTTGGTGCCGCCCTTCATCGTGCCTTCCTTCAAGTCTATATCTTCAGGTTTCAGGTTCAAAAATTCAGAGATACGCCACCCGGAATATAGCAAGATCAAAACAGTATCAACCCAAGGATCAGACTGATGTTCCCACACCGTTTTGATTTCATCGTTGGTGAACGGAAGGCGGCTGGTGGGCGGTATTGGATCAGAAGTCAGAAGTTCAGAGAAGCACCGGTTTATTATATCCATTTCAAGGGCGAACCGGTCAAGGTGGCCCCACAGGTTCTTGATGGCCGCTTGGGTGCTGTACCCTTTCCCACAACCATCAATGGTTTCTTGCATTTGGTAGGATCGCAGTTGCTTGTAAGGTTTGTTCACATACGCTGAACAATGCTTGAACGCTGAACAGAGGGAAGAACGGTTGGATTCACCCAGCTTTGGAGCCTTCTTTTCTTTCCAGAGGTCAAAAAGCTGTTGAAGGGTGATTTTGGCCCGGTCAACATCCCAAGGATCACGATTGTATTCAGCAAGCATGATGTTCCCGGCTTCACGGGTTTCAGCATAGCCGATAATGTCATAGATGGGATGGCCTTTGTCATTCCAACCTATGGTTTTCTTCACAATGTATGGGCGGCGGCGTTGGCCTGATAGCTTTGCAACCGTTCCATACCCGTTTGGATTTCGCATTATATCACCTGAACTTTCAAAATTGGGTATGGCAAAGCTAAACCCCATGTGATATAATGTTCAGAGGCGTTTGAAACATTAACTTCAAAAGGGTTTGTTTCGCCTGACCGCTTCCGGTGTGCAAGACCGGGGGCGGTCATTTTTTTTCATTTTGAATGGATGTTGAATGAGACAAAAGCCCGGTAAGGCAAGCGATTTGGGACATTCCTTCAACATTCAAGATGGTGCAGATACTTCAAATATGAAAGAAAAAAAGAGTATATAAGAAGTATGAAAAATATAACCAGAAGGGTTTTGATCTTGAATGTTGAAGGCTTCAAAGCTGGCCCCGTAATACAGGCGGCTTCAGAAAAAGTTTGAAAGTATTTTTATAGGGTTCACGAAATAACACCTTTTCTTTCGTCAACGCTTGGAGTATTGAAATAATTGCTTTTCTCTGTGCGGGATCAAATCTTGAATAAATATCTTTTTGCAAAATACCGGGTTCCGCTTTTACAATTTCTATAATCATCCGCCTGATCTGTGGCCCGTTTTCAAGGAGGAAATCAGCCTGTTCTTTTTTGGCCCTGAATTTTTGTTCATATACGGCCCAATTTTCAATTAAATCTTGATACCCTTCTTCTATTCGTTCTTCAAAATTGAAATCATCACAACGGCTGTTGAAGCAATGATGATACATAGATTCATACCATCGTTTCCCTTCAGGAGAAGCATAGCAGAAATCTTTTAGGGTATGCAATGCACCTAAAGAGATTTCATAGGCCAAACGGTAGGAATCTATATCCCCATAATCTTTCATTTGTGGGGTAATTGCTTGTTGTTCCAATTCATGGAGATAGTCATAATTGGTAACAAAGAAATTATCGGATGGATCGGGAATATATGATGAATACTTTTTAGGTTTTGGGGTGGGTGATGCTGACGAACGAGAAGCTGACCTTGTTAGGGATGTTTGCTTTGGCTTCTTTTTTCGCAGAAGGAGGAACAAGAAGAAGCCCATGATAACATCCATCATAATGAACACAGGGCGGAGTTCTGGCGTTTCCATAAAAAACATGATTGTGTAAACAATCAGCCCGGAGCCGAAAAATAAAACGCCAAGACCCTTCAAGAACTTCTTCACCGGATCACCTTCTATCTAATATCGCTTTGGAAGGCTACGGCTTTTCCAAGAATCCTGATATGGTTCAATTCTTCACCGGTATAAATCAAATCTTCGTATTTAGAGTTTTCGGCCTTCAGGATCAGCAAGTTCTTTTCGGGATAATAGTTCACCCGTTTCAAAGTAGCTTGATCTTCGATGATAACGGCGGCAATTTCGCCATCATCCACCATATCTTGTTGTTGGATGAACACAATATCACCGTCATAGATTCTGGCCCCGATCATGGAATCACCCCTTGCCCGTAAGCAAAAGTCAGCCTGAATACCGGCCCCAGCTTCCACATACAGTTCCTTTTCTTCGTTGGCAACAATGGGTTTGCCACAAGCAATATCCCCCAACAGCGGGAAACGCTTGGTTTCAATGGGAAATAGATTATCAAAGAACTTCAGTTTTTCAGCGTCAAGTTTCTGATTTGATTCATTCCATCCCATGATATAGGCCGGTGTAGTATCTAATGCGTCAGCAATAGCCTTGATTTTAGATTGAGTAAGGTTACGCTGATCAAGTTCAATCTTATTTATTGAAGAACGGGATTTGTACCCTAATCTTTTACCAAGTTCATCTTGGGATAAACCAAGTTCTTCCCGGCGATTGCGGATTCTGCTTCCTATTGTGGACAAGTGAATGACCCCCTTTCTGTTACTAATTATACGGCGCTGTTGGCGTCTTGTCAACATATTTTTAGTTTTTTCAAAAAAGATGTTGACATTCTTCCTACACCGTGGTAGTATGTGAGTGTAGACAAGATGCCTACTGTTTTTGAAGAAAGGGGTGAGTGCCGTATGACCAACACAGAGCTGTTGCGTGAGAAGATCGACCAGTCCGGCTATAAACTTCGGTTTATCGCCAAGAAGATTGGAATTACCTATCAGGGCCTTTTGAATAAGATCAATAATCGTAGCGAATTTCGGGCCAATGAGATTCAGGCTTTGTATGATCTTCTTGGCCTGACGGAAGAAGAACGAGTGGCGATTTTTTTCGCCTGTTAAGTAGGCAAAAAGTCTACAAAAGGAGTAAGCACCATGAATGAAGTCAGTTTGAAACCGGTCATTGATGAACTTGAAACCTTATTTTCAAAGTTCAACAAAGCCTTCTTTGAAGGGAAGTTGGAAAAGCCTGTGATCACCGTTTCCCCGGATCACACCCGTGGGGCCTACGGCTGGTGTACCGCTTGGAAGGCTTGGCAAGATGGCACCAAGGAAGGCGGTTATTACGAAATCAACCTGTGTGCCGAATACCTGAACCGCCCCTTTGAAGAAACCTGTGGAACCTTGCTTCACGAAATGGTTCACCTTCAGAACCTTCAGGACAATGTTCAGGACACTTCCCGTTCTGGTTCCTACCACAACCGGAAGTTCAAAGAAACCGCTGAAGCCCACGGCCTGACCGTGGAGAAAGGCAAAAAGTACGGATGGCACAAAACCACCCTGAACCCGCAAGCAGAAGCCTTTGTGAAATCCCTTGGCAAGTCCGGGTTCTGTCTGGTTCGGCCCCGTACCAATCCGCTGAAGGGTTCCCGGAAGGGGGGGGGGATCAAGTTCCCGCAAGTATGTTTGCCCCTGTTGCGGAACCATCATCCGGGCCACCAAGGAAGTTCATGTTCTCTGTGGAGAATGTGAAGTGGCCTTTGAAGAACAAGAGTGATAACCCAATAAAGCTGTTTGAAAGGAGTATGCACAATGACCACTTTTGCAGAGCGTCTGAAGAACGCTATGGAACAGACCAATGTGAGCCAATCTGACCTGTCAAGGCGGACGGGGGCTTCTAAGGCCGCTATCAGCCAATACCTTTCCGGGAAGAACACCCCCGGCCCTGATCGTATCAAGGCCCTTGCTGATGCAACCGGCGTTTCCTTTGATTACCTGATGGGTTATGGAGCCGCCCCGGTTGCTGAACCGCCCATCAAGAAGATCAGCGTGAAGGAAGCCGCCCGGTGCATGGGTAAATCTGATCAGTTCGTCAGAATCGGCCTTCAGCGTGGCCTACTTCCCTTCGGGAACGCTGTTCCCGGAACTGGCGCTTGCTGGAATTACTACATCAACCCCACCAAGTTCCGTGATTATGTGGGCGCTGATCAGTTCAATTCCTTCTTCGGCCTTACGGCCTGAAAGGGGAACAACGATGGACAACACCCGTGATGAACTGTTGGATTTGATCAGGAACGCCACCAACATTGATATGATTTGCTTCTTCGCCATTATCTATGTGGTTGCGCCTGATTCCCCCCCCTACACGCCTAACGCCACCCGTGGCGAACTGAAGAAGGCAATTAAGCAGTTGCGGAGCGCCCAGCACAACCCGGATTGCCCCGCTGAAATGTCTGAAGGCTTTGAAACGGCGATTCAGTATATCCGCCGTGAATGGCTTCACCGATGAAAGGATGGTTTATATGCTTCAGATCGGTATGATCGTTAAAATCTTGCCCGATGCGGAATACAGCGGCAAGTTCACCGGCTACATCGGCAAGGTGAAGAATTACTTTTCGCAGAACAAGAAGGTTGGCGTGGAACTTTTTCAGCAGACGAATGACGCAAGTTCCAAGGGCCTGTTTTGGTTCTCTGAATCCAAGGTGGTTGCGGCGGGTACTCTGCCGGATGCCATGATGGAATATATCAAGGCTGATCTTAACGCCACCTTCGGCGTTGCAAATCACACCCGCCGTTCCCGTCAGACCGGCCTTCCGCAGATCAAGAAGGTCATTTACAGCGGCCCCAAGACAATCATTCTGTGGGCCGACAACACCAAAACCATTGTTTCCTGTGGGGAAGCGGATTCCTATGACTACTATTCCGGTTTCTGTGCCGCTGTGGTCAAGAAACTGTTCGGTTCCACCACCCACGCCAAAAAGGTTTTGGGTGCTTCCCTTCAGATCAATGATTAACCTGTTCCAGCACCAGCAACAGGCCCTTGATGAAACCGAGGGGAAGAACCGGGTGGCCTATTACCTTGATATGGGCCTTGGGAAAACCTTTGTTGGTTCCGAAAAAGCCTTGAGGTTGAACAGCCGTGTAAATCTTCTGGTGTGTCAATGTTCAAAGGTTCAAGACTGGATTGAACACATGACGGAAAATTACGCCATGAACCATTGTTGGATGATTTATGACATGACCAAGAAAAATGAATTTGATTGGTTCATGAAGGCCGCAATGGAAGTTGATAACCCGGATCGGATTTGTGGCGTGATCAACTACGAACTGACTTTCAGGCGGAATGTGCTGAAAACCCTGACCGGCTTCACGCTGATGTTGGATGAAAGTTCCCTGATCCAGAACGAAAACGCCAAACGGTCAAAGTTCATTCTTGGGCTGAAACCGGATAATGTGATCCTTCTTTCAGGCACCCCCACGGGCGGCAAGTATGAAAACCTGTGGAGCCAATGCCAACTGTTGGGGTGGAAGATTTCAAAGGAACTGTTCTGGAAGCAGTACATTCAAACGGAATGGGTGGAAACGGATGGCTTTTGGCGGAAGCAGATCATCGGCTATAAGAATGTTGACCGGCTGAAAATGAAGTTGGCCGAACATGGGGCCGTTTTCATGACCACCGAACAGGCCGGGATCAGCCTTCCAAAACGGAACTGGATCAAGGTCAAAACCCGCCCTTCACCCCTTTATTGGAAGTTCTGGAATGATCGCTATGTTGCGATTGACAGCGCCAACCTTGGTGAATTTGAACTGGATGCTGATTTCTACGGTTCCAATGCCCATTGTGAACGGGAACTGATTGGCGATACCAGCTTGACCCGCCGCCTTTATGCCCGTCAGCTTTGCGGCCTATACAACCCGGCCCGTTATGAAGCCTTCCGGGATTTGGCGAACAGCACGGAAGATCGCTTGATTGTATTCTATAACTTCACGGAAGAAATGGAACGCCTGAAGGGGATTGCCAAGGGCCTGAACCGGCCTGTGTCTGTTCTTTCCGGTGAAGAAAAGAACTTGGATGCTTACCGCTACCAGCATAACAGCATTACCTTCATTCAGTATCAGGCCGGTGCAATGGGCGGCAACTTCCAGCTTGCCAACAAAATCATTTACTTCAGCCTTCCCCAAGGTTCGGAATTGTGGGAGCAATCCCAAAAGCGTATTCACCGCCTTGGGCAAGAACGGCCCTGTTTCTATTACCTGATGATCTGTCCGGGAACGGTTGAAGAAGATATTCTTTCCGCTTTGGAAATGAGAAAGGACTATACCGATGAACTATTCAGAAAGTATGAGCAAGCGGCAACAGCGCCGCAAAGCCCTTAACCAGCGGTTCAGGCGGATGTTCCTTGTGGCCCTTCTGATGGGCCTTGCAATGGGGTTTATATTTGGGCGCTGTTCTGCTGTCAACAGCAAGGCCCCGGATGCCCCTATTGAACCGGATCAGCTTACCACCGTGACCCCGGATGTGACCTTGGAGCCGGTGGAAACTCCGCTGGTGGAAGAACCCGCCGAACCTGAACCGGTGCTGTTGGGCAGTTTCAGAATTACCGCCTATTGTTCCTGTGAAAAGTGTTGCGGCGAATGGGCCAAGAACCGGCCCAACGGCATTGTGTATGGTGCCGCTGGTGTGGAACTGAAGGCCGGTGTTTCCTGTGCTTCCCCGCTTCCCTTGGGAACCGTGGTGGAAGTGGAAGGCTTGGGTGAATACATCGTTCAGGATCGCCCCGCCCAATGGGTGATTGACAAATACGGTGAAAACCAGATCGACATTTATTTTGACAACCATGAAGCCGCTTCCGCCTTCGGCCTGAAGCAGTTGAATGTTTATCTGAAAGGAGAACCAGAAAAATGATCAAATGTGAAAATGCTTGCCCCCGTGGAAAGTTCGATGGGTGTTGCCACAAATGCCCGGAGTTCCACACTTGCCCTGATTCCTGTCAGGAAAACCCGAACGCCTGTGGTTCGGCCACCTTCGATGAAGAAACGGCCCTTCAGGAGTTCAAGAACACCCAGCTTGCCACCCTGAACGCCATTGCTTCCCTGACCGCCCACAAGAAGGCCATTGAGGATCAGGAAAAGGAAATGAAGGCCAAGCTGTATGAAGCAATGGTGAAGTTTGGCGTGGATAAGTTTGAATCCGATGTTCTGAACCTTACCCTTGTGAAGCCCACCAATGCCACCAGCATTGATTCCGCCAAGCTGAAGAAGAAATACCCGGACATTGCTTCCGAGTGTTCCAAGACCACCGCCAAGGCCGGTTATGTGAAGATCACTCTGAAGGAAGGTGGGCAGTAATGACCGTTGAACAGATTGAACTTCGGAAGATTTTAACCCAAATGTTGGCGGATAACGGGATCAACCGTGAAACCATCAAAGGCTTTGTGGAAGAAATTGTTTCTGAAAAAGTTGATCGGGCGATTGACCGGATTATTCATGAAACCAACATGGATTCTCTTGTGAGAACAACGATTCAGAACACTATCAACCGCACCATTTCTGATGAAGTGAGCTGGAATGTTCGCCGGGTGCTTGGAAGGGTTTCAATTTCCATTGAAACCCACGGGAACTTCAGGGGTGAAGCCGATGGAAAAGCAGATTGATATTTGTGCCACCTGTGTTCACGATGAACCCGGTTATTGTTCCGTCATTGGCACCATTCCCCATTGCTGTTCCCGCCATTGGCATTGCGAACCGGGAAAAGCCGCAAAGGACTATGCTCCCAAACAGGAAGAAGGTGAAGTTGATGGCAAGGGATGAAGTATGGGATGCCCTGAAGAATCATGCCAAACAGGTTCATTCAGAACGGGTTGCAAAGAACCCCGACCGGATCGCCTATGCCATTCAGCAGTTTGAAGCCCACGGCATTGAATACCAACTGAAAAATGAGCAAACAGGCCACTTTCATTGTTGGCGAAAGTCTGATGATAAACTGTTCCAATTCTACGCTGGAACGGGTAAAATTCAGGGCTTCACCCAAGTCAGAGGTATTCACAGCCTGATTCAGATGTTGGAGGGGTGAGCCGATGGCCGGTGAAAAGAACTTTGAAAACCGTCTGAAGGAGTGGTTGGAAAGTGAAGGGATTTATCCCTTAGGTGAACCAGTTGACCACATGAGCGCCCCGCCCTGTGGTTTTTATGAAAAGCGTTGGGGTGGAAGCCGGTATGTGAAAAGCGGCCTTCCCGATATGCGGATCACCGTGAAGGGCATTGCCCTTGAAGTGGAGCTGAAGGCCACCAATGGAACCCCATCTGTGCTTCAGAAGCGTAATTTGGCCCAAATCAACGGTTCACAGGGGTTCGGGTTCATCCTTTACCCGGAAGGCTTTGAAGCCTTCAAGACTATTGTGAAAGGGGTGAAACAATGCGAGTTTCCCACAGCCGGGTTGAAGTCTTTGATAGATGCCCATACAAATACCGCTTGCGATATGTGGAAGGGATAGACACGATCCCGAACACGGACGCAGACAACGCCCTGATCCTTGGCACCGCCCTTCACACCGGCATTGAAGAAGGGGTTGAACAAGCCCTTGACTTCTACAAGAACAGCTTCCCGGTTCTGACGGATGATCACATTCATGAAATGATGAAGTTGGAAGCCATGATCCCCAAGGCAAAGGCCATGTTGCCACCGGGCGGAACCTTTGAACTTCCAATCGGGAACGCTGATTTCATCGGCTTTATGGATTATCTGGTTCCCGTGGGGAAGGGCCTGAAGCTGGATGGCCTGATCACTGGTGAAGATTTGAATGAATTTGAAGCGTTTGATCTGTACGATTTCAAGTATTCCAACAACGCCAAGAACTACGCCGTTTCCGGTCAGCTTCACGAATACAAGTATTGGTATGAACTGACCCATCCCGGCCACCGGATCAGGAATATGTATTTTCTGATTGTTCCCAAGGCAAAGATCAGGCAGAAAAGCACCCAATTCCGTGGCCGCTTGCAAACGGCCTTGAAAGATGCTGAACCAACGCTGATGCCGGTTCAGTACAACCCCATGAAGATTGTGGACTTCCTGACCGATGTGAAGCACATGGTTGAAGCCACAGACTTTCCCAAGAACCCAAACCATTTTTGCGGATGGTGTGAGTATGAAGAATATTGTCAGAAAGGATGGGATTATATGTTACTTCCCAAGAATGAACGCCGTGACCTGAATGCCACCAAGAAGAAGGTTGTGTGGCTTTACGGCGCACCCTTCAGCGGCAAAACCTTCTTTGCCAATCAGTTCCCCGATCCCCTGATGTTGAACACGGATGGCAACATCAAGTTTGTGGATGCCCCCTATATCGCCATTCGTGACACCGTTACGGTGGAAGGCCGTATCACCAAGCGCAAGTTGGCCTATGAAGTGTTCATGGATGCCGTGGCCGAACTGGAAAAGAAACAGAACGATTTCCGAACCATCGTGGTTGACCTTCTGGAAGATGTTTATGAATCGTGCCGGGTTTACATCTGTGACCGTCAGGGCTGGAAGCATGAATCTGATGATTCCTTCCGTGCGTGGGATATGGTCAGAAGCGAGTTCCTGAACACCCTGAAACGGCTTGTGAATCTGGACTATGAAAACATCATCCTGATCAGCCATGAGGACAGAAGCCGTGACCTGACCCGCAAGGGCGGCGATAAGATCAGTTCTATCAAGCCGAACCTTCAGGATAAGGTGGCAAACAAGGTGGCCGGTATGGTTGATCTGGTGGCCCGTATCGTGGCGGACGATGATGAACGGGTGCTGTCTTTCAAGACTTCTGAAGTGATCTTCGGCGGTGGCCGTTTGACTGTCCGTGATAAGGAAATCCCGCTGACCTATGACGCTTTCTGTGAAGTCTACGAGGAAGCCAACCAGAAGGCCGCAGGAGCCGTGAAGCGTGGCGGCAATACCCCGGCCACCCCCGCACCCGAAACCACCGACACGACCACCACAGCGCCCAGCAGAAGGGGCAGAAAGGCCAAGGCCGAAACCCCGCCCCCGGCTGATAACTATGATCCGGCTGAGGATGCGGCAAAGGCGGCTTGTGGTGATCCTGATGGAACTTGGACACCGGGCGGCGGTGAACAGGATGATTCTGTTTCCATTGCTGAACCGGCCACCGGTGACACCCCGCCTTGGGATAATCTTCCCAAATGCCCGGACGGTGAGCGCATTTTCAGACAGCACGATCAGAACCCGGAAATCCCGCTTTGCCCGTCCATTGACGCTGGCCACCGTTGCCATAAGGAAGGCGGCCCCGATGGTTGCCCCCTGTGGGATCGCCCCAAGGCACAGGCAGAGGAACCCGCACCCAAGACGGATGCCAACCCGCCCCGCCGTACCCGGAAGAAGCGTGAAGAATAATGGCTGATGTGCTGATGATTGCCGGGAAGCCTGAAACCATTTTCAAGGCCCGTGATTTTGAATATCTGGTTGAAAAATACATGGGTTATGAAGCGGCCAAGTATTTCCGGGAATACGCTGAAAAGGCTGATGAAGAAGTCAGATCGGCCAAGGCCGGTGAGAACACAGACCTTGCTTCCTATGAAGCTGACCTTGAAAGCAATCACAGAGCCTTTCAGGACATTCAGACGGAAGCCGCAGTTATCACGGGTGTTCTTCAAGAAAAGCGGATAAACCGTGAAAAGATCGCCCATGCAATCAGGGAAATTGGAAAAATTCTTTCCAACCAAATATAAAAACAACATTTTTGGAGGTAAAAAACTATGGCTATTGATTTTGACAAGATTGATCGTTCCGTTGATCTGAAGGGCCTTCAGGCCGATGTGGAGGATGCCAAGAAGAACGGCGGCGGTGATTTCCCCACCATTCCCGCTGGCAAGTATGAAGTGAAGCTGGAAAGCATGGAGATTAAAGGCACCAAGGCCGATCCCAACCGCCCCATGCTGGCCGTGTCCTTCAAAATCCTGTCCGGTGAGTTCAAGAACCAGCGCCTTTTCATGAACCGTGTCCTTTACGGCACCAAGAATGACAAGAACATGATCGCTTCCGCTATGGGCTTCCTTGAAAAGCTGGATTCCGGTGTTCCTGTCAGCTTCACCAGCTACAAGCAGTTTGCCCAGCTTGTTCTTGATGTGGCGGAAGCCATTGACGGAACTTTGGAATATGCGGTGGACTACGATGATTCCCGCTTCAATTCCATCACCGTTGACGAGGTTTTCGAGGTTGAAAACTGACCCAAAATTTTTTACAATGGTTGTAGGCAAATAGTCTACCTCAAAGCAACTGTTGTCTACTTGAAAGATAACTTTCAAGCCGGGGCGAAAGCCCCGGAATGGCCCCAAGTGAAAGCCTTCCCGTGGCGGGGCTGATAAGGCGGCAACGCTGACCGATTTCACAAAAGCTGAAAGGATGTGAGTTGATGATCTTCTATGATTTTGAGGTTTTCCGGTATGACTGGTTGGTTGTCCTGATCGACCTGAACGCCCGGAAAGAAACCGTGATTATCAATGATCCCGACAAGCTGAAACGTTTCTATGAGGAACACAAGGGCGTGATTTGGGCCGGTTACAATTCCCGGAACTATGATCAGTACATCCTGAAGGCCATTCTGTGTGGGTTTGATCCAAAGCCTGTGAATGATTGGGTCATTGCAGAGGACAAACCCGGTTACAGATATTCAAGCCTGTTCAGGGAATACCCGCTGATCAATTATGATGTGATGCCGAACCCGCCAATCAGCCTGAAGGCGCTGGAAGCGTTTATGGGCCATTCCATCAAAGAAACTTCTGTTCCCTTCGACATTGACCGGCCTTTGACTGAAGCAGAGTTGGCCGAAACAGTCAAGTATTGCCGCCATGATGTGGAACAGACGGTGGAAGTGTGGTTGAGGCGGAAGGAAGATGAATTTGATGCCCAAATGTCACTTGTGAAGGCGTTCCACCTTCCTATTTCCGACATTGGTCGCACCAAGGCCCAGCTTTCCGCCAAAATCCTTGGAGCCGTTCAGCGGGAACACAATGATGAATTTGAAATTGAGTTCCCGCCCAGCTTGCGGATCGAAAAATACACGGAAGTTTTGAACTGGTACAAGAACCCCCTGAACCGTGACTATTCCAAAACCCTTGAATTGGATGTGGCCGGGGTTCCCCATGTGTTCGCTTGGGGTGGCCTTCATGGGGCCATTCCCAAATATCACGGGGAAGGCTGGTTCGTCAATGTGGATGTGGCTTCCTATTACCCATCTTTGATGCTGGTTTATAAGTGGCTTTCCCGCAATGTTCACGATCCTTCCAAGTATGCGGAAATCTACCACACCCGCTTGAAGCTGAAGGCAGAGAAGAACCCCATGCAACAGCCCTATAAAATCGTTCTGAACAGCACCTATGGCGCTATGAAAGATAAGCACAACGCCATGTATGACCCCCGGCAAGCCAACAATGTTTGTGTGGGCGGTCAGCTTCTTCTTCTGGATTTGATTGAACGGCTGGAAGATCATTGTGAAATCATCCAGAGCAACACGGATGGTATTTTGGTCAAACTTCGCCGGTATGAAGATTTTGAAATGCTGGACGATCTGTGTTGGGAATGGGAGCAAAGAACCGGGATGCGCCTTGAATTTGATGAATTTCAAAAGGTGTATCAGAAGGATGTGAACAATTACATCATTGTTCCTTCCGGGCCGCTTCGTGACGAAAAAGGGAAACCCCGCTGGAAGTGCAAGGGTGCCTATGTCAAAAAACTGTCCGATCTGGATTATGACCTTCCCATTGTCAACCGGGCCATTGTGAACTATTTCCTTCAGGGGATCAGCCCGGAAACAACCATCATGGAATGTTCCGATCTTCGGGATTTTCAGAAGGTGGTGAAGGTGTCCAGCAAGTACAAATACGCCCTTTATTCCCCGATGATTACGGAAGCCAAGATCAGGGATGAAAAAGGCCGTTCCAAGAAAATCACCCGCTTCAGCGGTGGTGAGGTTCAGACGGATAAAACCTTCCGGGTGTTTGCTTCCAAGGATCAGAGCAAGGGCGGAATCTTCAAGGTTTCCGGGAAAATCGTCAAGGGTCGGGAAAAGAATCCTGAAAAGTTCGGCAACACCCCGGATCATTGTTTCTTCATCAATGATGATGTGACCAACCTTCCCATCCCGGATGAACTGGACAAGCAATATTACATTGATGTTGCTTGGGATCGCCTGAAAGATTTTGGGGTGGAACGATGAACAATAAAACCTTTCGGGGGGGGGAGCGTTGAAGCATGGAACTGTTTAGGGGCTATGTGCCTACCAGAAATAAACAATGCCTTGAAAAGTTCAAAGGCGTTGAAAAACTGAAAACCCGTTCTGAAGTCCAAGACCTTGATGAATACGCCGGTATTCTTGGGGAAGAAACCATCCTGATTGATGTGGACGATGCGGAAACATCTGAACTTCTGTTCAGAATGGTTCAGGATTTAGAACTGAAGTGCAGGGTGTACGCCACCACACGGGGAAAACACTTCTTGTTCAAGAACTGTGGTGTTAAAAAAAGCTGGACGAAATGCACCTTGGCCGTGGGTATCACCACGGATGGAAAGGTTGGAGCCAATAACAGCTATGAAATCTTGAAGTCCGGTGGCGTGGAACGGCCCATTCTGTATGACTTCCCTGAAGGGGAGATTCAGGAACTTCCCAAGTGGCTGACCCCGGTGAAAAGCAACTATGATTTTCCGAACCTTGGGGAAGGTGATGGGCGGAACCAAACCCTGTTCAACTACATTCTGACCCTTCAGAGTGACGATTTCACCAAGGAAGAAGCCCGTGAATGTATCAGGCTGATTAACCGTTATGTGCTGAAGAAGCCCCTTTCCGACAAGGAACTTGATGTGATCCTTCGGGATGATGCCTTCAAGAAAACATCCTTCTTCCGGGATAAAACCTTCCTGTTTGATAAGTTCGCCACCTACCTGAAGAACAACAACCATATTGTGAAGATCAATAACCAGCTTCACATTTACAAGGATGGTATCTATGTTTCCGGTGCCGGTGAGATTGAAGGGGCCATGATCAAGCTGATCAGCAACCTGAAACGGGCGTGGCGTTCGGAAGTCCTGTCCTATCTGGAAATCATGATTGAGGAAAACACCAAGGCCACCAACCCGAATATCATTGCTTTCAGCAACGGCCTTTACAATATCCGGGATGGTTCTTTCAAAGAGTTCACCCCGGATGTAGTCATTACAAACAAAATCCCGTGGCCGTACAACCCCGCCGCCCATGATGATCTGTTGGATCATACCCTGAACCGGTTGGCCTGTGATGATCCTGAAGTTCGGGCCTTGCTGGAAGAAATGGTGGGCTATTGTATGTACCGCCGCAATGAACTTGGCAAAGCCTTCATCCTGATTGGCGATAAGAGCAACGGCAAATCCACCTTCCTTCATGTGGTGAAGAACCTTCTTGGGGATCAGAACATTGCTTCCCTTGACCTGAAGGAATTGGGCGATAGGTTCAAAACCGCTGAACTGTTCGGCAAGCTGGCGAACATCGGTGATGATATTGGTGATGAATTTATTGCCAATGCTTCCGTGTTCAAGAAGCTGGTCACGGGTGATCGGGTGAATGTGGAGCGCAAAGGCCAAGATCCATTTGAGTTCAACAATTATTCCAAGTTCCTGTTCAGCGCCAACAATATCCCCCGTATCAAGGACAAAACCGGAGCCGTTCAGCGGCGTTTGGTGATCGTTCCCTTCGATGCCAAGTTCACCCCCAATGATGCTGACTTCCGCCCGTTCATCAAGGATGAATTGTGTGAACAGGGTTCAATGGAATATCTGGCCTTGCTTGGCCTTCAGGGTTTGAAGCGGGTTCTTGGGAACGCACAGTTCACCACTTCCAGCAGAGTTCAGGGGCAGTTGGACGAATACGAGGAAAACAACAACCCCATCATTGGGTTTATCAAAGAAATTGGGCTGGATTCCATTGTGAATGAGCCTACCAAGACGGTTTATCGGAAGTATAAGGAATATTGCATTGCAAACAACTTCCAAGCCCTTTCCAACATCGAGTTTTCCAGACAAATCACCAAGCGTTGTGGCTTGGTGATCGTGGATAAGTGGATCAGCCGCCTTGGAAAATGCCGGGTATTTGTAGAAAGTGAGGATGCGGAATGATTCAGATTTTTGATAGTATGACGGAACTGTTGGAAAGCGTTCCCAAGGAAAACATGACCTTTGAAATGTGCAATGCGTTTGTGAAGGCGTGGGGGAAAATTCATGGATATGGCGGTGGGAAGTCTGAAGTTCATCCCTTCACCATGTATCCGAAAATCATGGTCAGCGTAAGTGGTGGAGCAGATTCCGATATTGTCCTTGATCTGGTGGAACGGATTGGCTACCCATTAAGTGAAGTTCATTATGCGTTCTTTGATACCGGCCTTGAATTTGCCGCTACAAAACGCCACTTGGAATATTTGGAACAGAAGTATGGAATTACGATTGAACGCTATCGGGCTAAAATTCCGGTTCCCCTTGGAGTTAAAAAATATGGGGTTCCCTTTTTAAGCAAAAAGATCAGCAATAATATTCAACGCCTTCAGAAGCATGGGTTTAAGTGGGAAGATAAGCCATTTGAAGAACTATATGCGGAATATCCCCGTTGTAAATCGGCCTTGCGCTGGTGGTGTAACCAATGGGGCGAAAAGTCCAAATTAAACATTTCAAACCGGAAATGGTTAAAGGAATTTATGATTGCCAATCCACCAGATTTCCCCATATCGTCGGGATGCTGTGATGGAGCTAAAAAGGGAACGGCAAAGATGGTGGAAAAAATCATCAATCCCGATCTTTCTATTCAAGGGGTACGAAAGGCAGAAGGTGGAATCAGATCAACCGCATACAAGTCATGTTTTGATGAAATTTGCGGTGAAGCGGATCAGTTTAGGCCCATCTTTTGGTTCAAAAAGGACGATAAAAAGGCGTATGAAGAAGCGTTTGGGATCGTTCATTCTGACTGTTATTGCAAATATGGACTTGATCGGACGGGTTGCGCTTGTTGCCCATTTGGAAAGTTTTTTGAAAGAGAACTTGCCGTTGCTGAACAATTTGAACCAAATCTTTATAGAGCCGCTATTCATGTGTTTGGAAAATCCTATGAATACACCCGGCAATATAGAGAATTTCAAAAGAAAATGGAAGGCGGCGCAGAATGAGTGGTTCCAAGAAGGTGTTCACCACATTAGGCAGTTCCAACCATGTTCCTGAAGAACGAGAAGCATTTGATTACTACGCCACCGATCCAAGGGCCGTGGAAATGCTTCTGGAACTGGAACAGTTTTCCCCGGTCATTTGGGAACCGGCCTGTGGTGAAGGCCACATTTCCAAGGTGCTTCAGGCCCACGGTTATGAAGTCATTTCAACCGATCTGATTTACCGGGGGTTCGGTGATCCTGAACCGCTGGATTTCCTGAAGGAAACGCTGGATGATTTTGAAGGCGATATAATCACAAACCCGCCGTATTCAATGGGGCTTGAATTTGTTCAAAGGGCGCTTGAAAGCGTCCGCCCCGGTGGAAAAGTGGCTATGTTCCTGAAGGTTCAGTTCTTGGAGGGGCAAAAGCGGGGTGAGTTCTTCAAGCGTACCCCCCCCCCCGAAAGGTTTATATCAGCCGTTCCCGGCTGGCCTGTTATAAAAACGGCGATATGACCGGGAAACCGGAAAGCGCCATTGCCTATGCGTGGTATGTGTGGGAAAAGGGCTTCACCGGTGATCCGGTGATTAAATGGTTCAACTGAAAGAAAGGATGATTTCAATGTTACCTAAAACCAAAACGGAACGCCATGCCGATATTTGCAAGGAAATCAATGCCTTGTATGCCATGAAGAATCATGACTATGGCGATAGCTTTCACCAGACCTTCACAGAAGAAGGAATGGCAATGCCCCGGATCAGGCTTGGGGATAAGCTGGCCCGGTTCAAGAGCCTGACCAAATCCGGGGTTCAGGAAGTCAAGGATGAATCTATCCGTGATACCCTGATTGACCTTGCCAATTACGCCATTATGACGGTTCTTGAACTGGATGATCTGAAAGCGGAGGAACACGCCGATGAACGCTAACCGTTATATGCGGGATTCCTTGCGAACCGCTGACCGTTCCAATATGGATCGGCTGAAGCTGGAATGTGCTTTGGGCCTTTGCGGTGAAGCCGGTGAAGTGGCCGAACAGGTGAAGAAGCATTTCTTCCACGGCCATGAACTGGATAAGTGCCACATGATTGAAGAACTTGGTGATGTGGCTTGGTATTTGGCCGTTCTGTGTGATGCCATTGGTTCTGACCTTGATACAGTCATGGAAGAAAACTTGAAAAAGCTGGAACAGCGTTACCCTGAAGGGTTCGATCCTTACCGGTCACAGCACCGAAACGAATTGGGAGGTTGAAAAAATGAAAATTATCAAGCCTGATGTGCAGTTCATCACCCCGATTGATGGGGCCACTATTCTGAAGCGGCTGGAACAATGTGGCCGTGTCTGCTACAAGTCCGAGGATAAGATCACGGAAGGTTCCGCTGAAAAGTTCGTTGCCGGGATCATCAAGCGTGGGCATGAAGCGGTTCTGGAACATTGTTCCTTTACGGTGAAGTTCATTTGTGATCGTGGGGTTTCTCATGAGATCGTGCGCCACAGGATGGCTTCTTACTGTCAGGAATCCACCCGCTATTGCAACTACGGCAAGGGCAAGTTCGGTGAGGAAATCACGGTGATTGAACCTTGCTTCTGGCCTGAAGGTTCTGATTTGTATTGGGCATGGAAAAACGCTTGTCTGATCTCTGAACAATGCTATTTTTCTTTGTTGAAATCAGGAGCCACCCCGCAAGAAGCCCGTTCCGTTCTGCCCAACAGCCTGAAAACGGAAGTGGTCATGACGGCCAACATTCGTGAATGGCGGCATTTCCTGAAGTTGCGCTGTTCACCCGCCGCACATCCGCAGATGCGGGAAGTGGCCTTGATCCTGTTGGACAAGGTTCATTGGCTGATTCCGGTGTGCTTCGATGATATTTGGAGTGAATACCATGCCGATGTTTAAGAAGTCCGGTGGCAAAATCTTTGGCGTTCAGTTCAACAAAGCTGAAGAACGGGCCTTGGATCAGGAAATCAAGAAACAGATTGTGGCGAATGACCGGGCTTTCGACATGGATAAGGAATCATCCATTCTGTGGATGCTTCACACCCAATTTGGCTTTGGCCCCAAGCGCCTGAAGCTGGCGTGGAAGCTGTTCTATGCCGAAACCCTGAAGCTACGGGAATATTACCTGATGGATCAGGAAGATGATGGGTGGCTTGCCCGTCAAAAGCTGAAGGACATTGGGTGTGACATTGAAGAATGGTACAGAGAAGAAGGAGGGAAAACCGATGCCTAAACCTTGGGAAAATGCTGAAGGGTATCACGATCCGACAGCCTATCACGGCACAAAGAACATCATCCGTGACGAGGATGAACAGCAGAAGCGGGTGAACACCCTGATCTTCGTCCTGAAGTACATCACCCGTTTGGCGGGGTTTGAACTTCTGAACCGTATTGAAATCAAAGACCGTAAGACCGGGAGGGAATACAGATGATGAATAAGCCTTGCCCTTTCTGTGGCGGAGAACCCTTTTTCATGGATAATGATGGGTGGTATTGGGTTCGTTGCAGAAAATGTGGGGTTGAAACACCCGGATCAGATATAAGAGAAATAGCGGAAAATCAATGGAATAGGCGGGTGAATAACGATGAAGAAAATGCTGGTGGTGCTGGCCCTGACGCTGTTCTTGATGGCCGTGGCGGAGCATTACAACATTGATCCCGCTTGGTTCCTGATTGTCTGGTATCTTTCAGACAACATTCCTACCCGGAACGCCTGAACAGGTGCTTCTTCAGTAGGGGTTGGAACAGCGGCCTTCAATATATGTGGAATGATGTTGAAGGCCCTGAAACCCTTGCAATACCTTGATTTTCTGTGAAATCCTTCAACATTCAACATTCAACAGACTACTTCAATTATTTAGAAGAAAAAATATATAGTATATAAAGAATGTAATAATAGTGAAGAAGGCGCTTCTGATCTTGAATGTTGAAGGATTTTCCGAAAACCCTTGATATACCGGCGTTTGATGCCCTTCAACATTTATTCCAGAAAGGATGTGTTACATAGTGAATGACAAAGACCTTTCCCAACAGGCTAAGGATTTTCTGAACCAGATCAGCCGCCTTGATGCCTTGATCAATAGACTTCTGAACACGGTTGCAACAGAGCGTTCCCGGTTGACTTCCATCGGGTGTGAACTGAAACAGGATAAGGTTCAAACTTCAGGCCCCAAGAACAGCCTTGAAGAAACGATCTGCAAAATTGATGAACTTGAACGAACCATCAACGCCCGGATTGATGAACTTGTTGACCTGAAGAACACCACCATGAAGGCAATTCGGAGCCTTCCTGACTTCGATCAGCAAAATGTTCTGATTGCCCGATACATTGACGGGAAGAAATGGCTTGATATTGCCTTTGACCTTAACTTTTCAATTTCACAGGTTTATAAGATTCACGGGAAGGCCCTGATTTCTTTTTCTGAAAAGAACCCTAACCTTTTATTATCGCTTGAACAGTAGTGTAAAATCCTATTCTTGTGAAAAGTGTGTAGGATTTTATAGTATCAAGCGTGTTATTCTGGAATCGTAAAAATGCACCCCTTATAGGGGTGCATTTCACTTTTTTAGGAAAGGGGTGAATACCTGTGACACCAAGACAGCGGAAGTTCTGTGATGAATACCTGATCAGCGGCAATGCTACGGATGCGGCAATCAAGGCGGGGTATTCGCCCAAGACCGCAAAGCAGACGGGTTCTGAAAACCTTGCAAAACCTGACTTGAAAGCGTACATCGAAACCGAACTTGAAAAACTTCATTCGACCAAGATCGCTGATGCTGAAGAAGTTATGAAATACCTGACTTCGGTGATGCGGGGTGAACATACTGAAGAAATCCCGATCCTGTGCGGTGACGGTTGCCAAGAGTTGACGCAGAAAGAGGTTGGAGCCAAGGAAAGGCTGAAGGCCGCTGAACTGATTGGCAAGCGTTACGGTATGTTCACGGACAAGGTAGGTGTGGAAGGGGCCGTTCCGGTGATTATCACAGGGGATGATCAACTTGAAGATTAGCCCACAGGCCAAGCGGGTTCACCTTCCTGAAGTGGTTGGCAAGGGTTACGGAACCTTCTGGAACTTCAAAGGCCGTTACCGGGTGTGTAAGGGAAGCCGTGCTTCCAAGAAATCCAAGACCACGGCCCTGAACATCATCAAACGGATGATGCAATACCCGGAAGCCAATACCCTTGTGGTTCGTAAGGTGTTCAGAACCTTGAAAGATTCCTGTTTCACCGAACTGAAATGGGCAATCAACCGCCTTGGGGTTTCAGCCTATTGGGAAATCAAGGAAAGCCCCCTTGAAATGACCTACCTTCCCACCGGTCAGAAGATTTACTTTCGGGGCCTTGATGATCCCTTGAAGGTCACTTCAATTACGGTTGAAATAGGGTTTCTGTGCTGGTGCTGGATTGAAGAAGCATACGAAATCATGAATGAAGCTGATTTTGATATGCTGGATGAATCCATCCGTGGTGCTATCCCGGAAGAAACCGGCCTGTTCAAGCAAATCACGCTGACATTCAACCCGTGGAACGAAAAGCATTGGATCAGGAAACGCTTCTTCGGGGAGATCACCGGCAAGGATGCCCAAGGGAACCCCACATACAAGTTTCATGATAGCTGGATCAGCCCGGATGGGCAGATTTACGCCACAACCACCAATTACCTGTGTAATGAATGGCTGGACACGGCGGATTTGAAGGTGTTCAACACCATGAAGGAAAACAACCCCCGCCGTTACAAGGTGGCTGGCCTTGGGGGTTGGGGCATTGTGGATGGCCTGATTTTCGATAATTGGCGGGAAGAAGCCTTTGATTATCTGGCTATTTCCAAGAAGCCTGATGTGAAAAGCGCCTTCGGCCTTGACTTCGGTTATACCAACGATCCCACGGCCCTGTTCTGTGGGCTGGTGAGTGAGAAGGAAAGAACCATTTGGGTTTTTGATGAACTGTATGAAAAGGCCCTAACGAACCGGGCAATCTGTGACCGGATCACCGGCATGGGCTACGGTAAGGAACGGATCAAGGCCGATTGTGCAGAACCCAAGAGCATTGATGAATTGCGGGATGCTGGCCTTCATCGTATCAGAGCCGCCCGGAAGGGCAAGGACAGCGTGAACAATGGAATCCAGTACATTCAGGGTTACACCATCATTGTTCATCCCCGATGCGTGAACTTCATCACAGAGATTTCAAACTACACATGGGCAGAAGATAAGTTCGGGGCCAAGATCAATGTTCCCATTGACGATTTCAACCACCTTATGGACGCTATGCGTTACGGGCTGGAAGATATGTTGGTTGGCCCCGCCTTCAGCTTCGACTAATAACATGATAGTAACAAAACACACGAAAAACGCACGGTTTCCGTGTGTTTGCGTTTATTAAGCAATGAAGAAAGGCGGTAAGTGAATATGTTTCTGGATAACGCTATGGAGCGTATCAACCGCCTGATCCTTCAGGGTGGGCGAACCGGCATGACTGAAAATCAGTTCTTCGCCGCTGAAATCAAGGAATGGAAGAATAGTCAGCGCCGCAAGGATCAGGTTATAGGTGATCTGTACTATGAAGGACAGCATGACATTCTTCAGCGTCAGCGCACAATCATTGGTGAAAACGGTCAACTTCAGGTGGTGACGAACCTTCCGAACAACCGCCTGATTGATAACCAATATGCCCTGATGGTGGATCAGAAAACCAACTACCTTGTGGGCAAGCCCTTCACCCTGAACTGTCAGGATAAGGGTTACACGGATGCTTTGGGCAAGGTTTTCAACAAACGGTTTTACCGGCTTTTGAAATATGTTTGTGAAGATGCCCTGAACGGTGGCCTTGGTTGGCTTTATCCTTACTACAATGAAGCTGGTGAATTGTCCTTCAAGCATTTCCCGGCCTATGACATTCTTCCTTTTTGGGCTGACGATGATCACACCATCCTTGATTGTGCGATTCGTTACTACACCCAAGAAGTGTGGAACGGCTACCAGAAGGAAAAGGTGGAGAAGGTGGAAATCTTCAAAGCCGATGGCATTTACCGGTATATCTATCAGAATGATATGCTGATTGCCGATGTGGAAGCCGGTGAACACGAAAACTATTTCATGGTTGAGGAAGAAGGCCAAGAACCCAAGGGGTTCAACTGGACAAGGATTCCGCTGGTTCCTTTCAAGTATAACAAACAGGAAATCCCCCTGATCCGCCGTGTGAAAACCCTTCAGGACGGAATCAACACCATGATTTCCGACTTTGAAAACAATATGCAAGAGGACGCACGGAACACCATTCTGGTTCTGAAGAACTATGACGGTGAAAACCTTGGTGAGTTCCGCCACAACCTTTCCACCTATGGAGCCGTGAAGGTTCGTGAGGATGGCGGGGTTGAAACCCTTCAGGTTGAAATCAACGCAGAGAACTACAAGGGCATTTTGGAACTTCTGAAGAAATCCCTGATTGAAAATGCCCGTGGCTATGATGCCAAGGATGATCGTTTGAGTGGCAACCCCAACCAGATGAACATTCAATCCATGTATTCTGACATTGACCTTGACGCAAACGGCATGGAAACCGAGTTCCAAGCGGCCTTTGAAGAACTGTTGTGGTTCATCAATCAGGATTTCAGCAACCGGGGCTTGGGCGATTATGAAGGCGCTGAACTTCAGATCGTGTTCAACCGTGACATTCTGATCAATGAAACGGAATCCATTGAAAACTGTTCCAAGTCCGTTGGTATTCTGTCCACGGAAACCATTGTGGAACAGCACCCGTGGGTTACGGATGTTGAAGTGGAGCTGGCCCGGTTGCGTAAGGAAAAGGATGAAGCAATGGAACAAGCACAGGAATACGCCGGGGCCTTCCAGACCGGCAACCAGAACAAAGGTGACAATGGCGAGGGTGAATAACCCCCGCCGTTTCACAATATATGCCGGGGCAGACTTTGAGTGTGGCGGGGTGCTATTACTCCTACCCGCCAAAGGGTGAAATTCCCTTCCCCGGCCCATCATGGCCCGTTAGTCAAGTGGTTAAGACACCGCCCTTTCACGGCGGTAACGCCGGTTCGATCCCGGCACGGGCTACCATGCTTCCCTGTTGGACTTGGCTGAAAATGCTTGCGGGGCCTTCAGCCCTGATGGGGAAGTCTTATTTGCTGAAGTGGGTGGAATAGGCAGACACGGCGGATTCAAAATCCGTTGCCGCAAGGCGTGTGGGTTCAAATCCCACCTTCAGCACCATGGCGGGGAGCGTTTCGGGTGATGCGTCCTTGCTCCAAAATAATATAAGCTGTGGCCCATAAAAACAGTTCATCTTTGGTAACTGGTACTTGCCATTGATGCCCCGGTGCAATTCCGGTTGGGCTTATATTGGGGTGTAGCCAAGAGGTAAGGCAAGGGGTTTTGACCCCCTGATCCGTTGGTTCGATTCCAACCATCCCAGCCATTTTTCAGGATTGGAGGAACGGCCCATGAGAAATGCGGATTATTGGCGTGGGCGGTTTTCCATCTTGGAGGACAGCGCCCACAGAGAAGCCCAAAAGACTATTCAGGGCATGGAAGAACTGTATCTGGATGCACAGCGTTCCGTTCAGAAGGAAATTGAAAGCTGGTATGCCCGTTTTGCGGTGAACAACCAAATCAGCCTGACCGATGCCCGAAAATGGCTGACCGCTGGACAGCTTGAAGAATTTCATTGGAGCGTTGAACAGTATATCAAGATCGGTGAACAGGCCGGGTTGGATGCGGCATGGCTGAAGAAGCTGGAAAATGCGTCTGCCCGGTTCCACATTTCCCGCCTTGAAGCTGTCCAGACAGGTATTCAACAACAGCTTGAATTGCTATATGGCAATCAGGTTGATAGTCTGGATGCCCTGTTGAAGAAGGTTGTGGGCAATGGCTACACCCACACGGCTTTTGAGGTTCAGAAGGGTGTGGGCCTTGGCTGGGATATTACCGGGCTGGATCAGAAGAAACTTGAAACATTGCTTTCAAAGCCTTGGACAACGGACGGGCGAACCTTCCGGGATCGTTGTTGGTTGAACAAGAATGATCTGGTGGGTTCGGTTAGCAAGAGCCTGACGCAAGGGCTTCTTCGGGGTGATTCCCCGGCCAAGATCACCACGGCTATTCAGAAGCAGTTCGGGGTTCATCGGTATAAGGCGGGGCGGTTGGTCAACACCGAAACCACCTATTTCAACGCTGTTGCCACCAAGGAATGTTACAAGGATTTGGATGTTGAAATGGTGGAAATCATTGAAACGCTGGATTCCCATACCTGTTCCATTTGTGGTGGGCTTGATGGTACGGTGATCCCCATTTCCCAATATGAACCCGGCGTGACTGTGCCGCCGTTCCATCCCAACTGTCGAGGAACTACGGCCCCGGCCATTGATCCCAAGTATGCCGGTGAAAGAGCCGCCCGGAACGCTGATGGGGATGTGTACTATGTTCCCGCCAACATGAAATATGCTGATTGGGTTCAGACCTTCGTGAACGGCGGTTCCAAGGCTGGCTTGACCGTTGCAAAAGCTGTTGATATAATGAAATTGCGGGAAACTATCAAGGCAAAAGAACAGCATTTTTCTGATTTGAAAGCTGAATATGCTTCTTTGGAGGAAACGAACCAGCGGTATTATTTATCTTCTTCGGATTTTGATGATCCCAATGAAAAAGCAGAATGGCGAAAGTGGCGAAAAACGGTTGATATTAACCAAGTTCAAGCCCGTATGTCAGAATTGCGAATGAAGGATTTGCCCCTTGCAAATGCAGATTTGGCGGAAGCAAGATTCCAGCTTTTGAAGGCTCCCGGCGCTTCAGGATATACCCCGGTTTCGACTTTGAAAGAAGCTGAAGCATATTGCAAATCTGTTCTTGGAATCAATGCTGATTTTAAGGGGCTTTCTATTGAATCGGTGAATGGGTGGAATCAGGGCCTTTCAGATATGCAAGAAGTATTTCCAGATTTGGTGCGGAAAAGATTTAATTTTGTTGGAGAATCCCATCAGAGAAATGCTATTGCCAAACAAATTGAATTTCAACGGCAACTTGACTGGATTAAGCAAAACAATGTTTACAACTGGACGGATGCCCAATGTGAAGAATGGGCAAAGAAAAAGGCTAATTCGTTTGTTCGGAAGCATCTTTCAGTTGGAAACGAAATGGCTTCCAGTTGGTCACCCCGCCCACCGTTCGATCCTTGCCGGGGTATCTGCCTGAACCGTGGCTTCTATGCTGACTTTGAATCTGCTTCAAAGTCTATGATCCGTCAGGTAGAAATTAAGTGGCACCCGGATAGTTGTTCCACGGTGAAATCTGTGTTTGATCATGAGTTCGGGCACCAATTAGATGATTGGTTGGGAGTTGGAAAACAGAAGAATATTCAGGCCCTATTTGATTCCAGAACCAGAGATCAAATTAAAGATGAACTTTCGGAATATGCGTGGAATAACCACAATTCAAATCGCTATTCTGAAATGATCGCTGAAGGTTGGTCAGAGTATTGTAACAACCCTAACCCCCGCCCAATGGCAATGGAAATTGGAGAAACCATAGAAAGGTTGTATGTAGAATGGGCAAAGACGAATTTTTGAAAGAAGCCCGTAAAATGGGGATGAATGAAAAGCTGATTGCTGAAATTGTGGAGGAAGTGGAAGAAGATATTGCTTCTGGCCTTCCGATTGATTGGAAAATGTATCTAATTGAACCAGTAATCAGCGATTAACCCTATATCTGATGATTTGACCACCCCGGCCTTTGGCCGGTGGTGGTTTTTTCATACCATTTTCGCCGTTTCCCGGTAGTGGGCGGTAAACAGAACCGGGAAAATCGTGGTTCCTAACCCACGGTAAAAAAGGATTTTGGAGGTAACAACAATGACTAAAGAAAAGCTGTTGGAATGGGGCCTGACTGAAGAACAGGCCACAAAGGTTATGGAGGGCTTGAACGGTTCCTTCGTCACCAAGGCCCGGTTCAATGAGGTCAACACCGAACTGACCACCGCCAAGAACACCATCAAAGAGCGTGACACCCAGCTTGAAACGCTGAAGAAGGCTTCTGGTGACACCAAGGCCCTTCAGGATCAGATCACACAGCTTCAGGCCGATAACAAGAAGAAGGACACGGATCACGCCGCTGAACTGAAGAACCTGAAAATCAGCAATGCGGTTGAACTGGCCCTGACCGGCGCAAAGGCCAAGAACAACACCGCTGTTAAGGCGCTGTTGGTTGATTTCATCGGTAAGGCTGAATTGGCGGAGGATGGAACCGTCAAGGGCCTTGATGATGAAATCAAGAAGTTGGTGGAAGGCAAGGACACGGCTTTTCTTTTTGAGAAGTCCACCGGCACCAAGTTCAAGGGGGCCAAATCCGCTGAAAAGGGTGATGGCGCTGAAGGCGGCATGACCCTTGAAAAGCTGAAGGCCATGAACCCCTTGGATCGCTACAACTATTCCGTCAACCATCCTGACGAATACAAAGAACTTTATGGAGGTAATGAGTAATGGCAAACACTTGCTACGATAACTTTTTCCTGTCCAACGAAATTGAAGATCAGTACCAGAGCCACCTTGATCTTCAGCAGTTTTGCACCGTGGACAACAACCTGACCGGCGTTGCTGGCATGGTTCGCAAGATTCACAAGTACAAGGCCACCGATGGCACCGAGAAGCTGACCATGGGCAACGGCAACACCAAGACCATTGAAGCCGATTACACCGAGAAGGAATACCGGATTCAGATGGCCCAGAACCGCTTCCAGTATTATGACGAGGAAGCCATGACCGATCCCATGGTGATCACCACCGGCACCCGTCACGCTGGTACGGATATGTTCAACACCGTGAACGCTGACATTTTCGGCGCTTTCAACGAGGCCACCATGACCATCGTGACCACCGCCCTTGGCTTTGATGCCTTTGTGGATGGTGCGGCCATGCTGAATCTGGAAAACCTTGAAGGCGTGACCATCTTCGGCTTCGTCAACCCCGCTGATATGGCGAAACTTCGTAAGGCCCTGAAGGACGATCTGAAGTATGTGGAAGCATACGCCAAGCAGGGCTATGTTGGCACCGTGGGCGGTATCAACATCTACACCAAGAAGAACGCCGAAACCGGCAAGGTGGTCATTGCCACCAAGGAAGCTGTTACCCTGTTCAACAAGAAGGGTACGGAAGTGGAACAGGAGCGTGAAGGCAACATCCGCCGCAACACGGTTTATTCCCGCAAGTATTACCTTGCGGCCATGACCAATGAAGCCAAGGCGGTGAAGATCATCACCGGTTCCGCCGCTGTCACCGCTGACACCACGGTTTCCAGCGACAAGACCTATTACGCCGCTTCCGGTATCGGCTATGTGAAGGTCACGCCCGGTTCCGGTGACAACCCCAAGACCAAGGGTTGGTACGAAATCACGGCGGCGTAAGAAAGGCGGTGAACCCCGTTGCGTGATAAAGCGGTTGCAATGCTAACGGCCCTTGGCGTGGCGGGGGCCGCTGATGATCCGTTGTTGGATATGGTTTTGACCAACGTTCAATGGAGGATCAAAAACCTTTCCAACCTTTCCGAAATCCCGGAGGGGTTGGAAAGTCTGGCCGTTTCTATGGCCGTGGGCGAATACCTGAACATGAAGAAGTGTTCTGGACAGCTTGAAGGGTTTGATTTGGATGCGGCGGTGAAATCCATTCAGGAAGGTGACACCAACATTACCTTTGCCCTTGGTGAAGGTAGTTCAACCCCTGAACAGAGGTTGAACAGCCTGATTGATTATCTGATCAACGGGCGCATTGGTGAAATCTACCGTTATAGGCGGTTGGTATGGTAAATAAGGCCGTGCGAACCGCCTTGGAACGGTTGTGGAAGGATCGGTGTTCTATCTTCATCCGTGAGGAAGTCACCGATCCTGTCACCCACTTGACGGATTCTGAAGAAAAGCCGCTTCTTCAGGATCAGCCGTGCAAGCTGTCTTTTGAAACATTAACTTCAACCAATGGGGATGAAGTGGCAACCGCCCAACAGGTGGTGAAGCTGTTCCTTTCCCCGGATGTGAAGGTTCCCGCAGGATGCAAGATCATTGTCACCCGGCCAAACGATGTGGAACGAACCTTCACCTATTCCCGTTCCGGTGAACCGGGTGTTTTCTCCAACCATCAAGAAATCATGCTTGAACCCTTCAGGGGGTGGGCCTGATGGGAAGATGGGGCCGATGTGATTACCGGGAATTGAAGAAGCTGGATGAACGCCTTCAACAGCTTTCGGAAGTTGACATGGATCGGCTTTGCCGGGATGCCGCCAAGAAGATTGCCCAAATCCTTCTGAATAAGGTGAAAAAAAGAACCCCCGTTGGTGTGGTTCCGCCGTATGCCACGGATGAAGCCAAGGAAGAATATTGGCCCGGTTATCGTGGCGCTTCCTTGCGTGACGCTTGGACGATCCTTCCCATTGAAAAACATGGGGAGCAGTACACCGTGACCATCATCAACAATTTGGAATATGCGTCCTATGTGGAATACGGCCACCGGCAAACACCGGGGCGCTATGTTCCCGCCTTGGGAAAGACCCTGAAGGCAAGTTGGGTGAAGGGGCGGTTCATGCTGACGATTTCCGAACAGGAAGTGAAAACCTTGGCCCCGTCCATTCTGAATGATATGTTGTATGACGCTTTGAAGGGGGTGTTCAGTTGATCAATGAAATCATTAAAGGTGTTTCCATGAAGCTGAACGCCACCTTTGGAGCCGGGTACAAAATCTATCAGAATGATGTGGAACAGGGCTTCAAGGAACCCTGTTTTTTCATTGCTATCCTGAAGCCTGACATTTCCCCGTTGCAGAAGAACCGATTCATGAACCGGAACCCGCTGGATGTTCACTATTTCCCAACCAGCGGGAGAAACAACGCTGAATTGTTCACTATGGCCGGGGATTTGATGGAATGTTTGGAGTTCATCACCCTTCCCAATGGGGATGTGCTTCACGGAACTTCCATGAGTTATGAAGTGCAAGACGGGGTTCTTCACTTCTTCGTGAACTACAATTTGACGCTTCGCAGAGAAACCGAGGAAACCGCAATGGAAACCTTGGAAACTACTGTGGAGCCAAAGAAAGGGTGATTGAATGGCTACCAGAAAGAAAGCCGCCACCGCACAGGAACCGACCATCACGGCCCCGGTGGTATTCCCCAAAGAACGGGTGTTGACCTTCAGGCGTTACGCTGACCGGCGTGATCTTCTGTCTGTCCTTTTGGAAGATGGGAAGGAATACACCTTCGATCAGATTGATGGGCTGATCAATGACTTTATGAAAGGTAAGGTGAAATAATATGGCCCTTGGCGGCGGCACCTTCTTGGTGCAGAACAAGGTTCTGCCCGGTGCATATATCAACATCATTTCTGTGGCGCAGGCAAGCGCCACCCTTTCTGACCGTGGCATTGTCACCATCCCCCTTGCTATGAATTGGGGGCCTGAAGGCAAGATTTTCACGGTGGAACAGGCTGACTTTATCAAGAACAGTCAGAAAATTTTCGGCTATGCGTACACGGCGGATGAACTGAAGCCTATGCGTGAAATCTTCCTTCACGCCAAAACCGTTCATTTCTTCCGCCTTGGCACCAGCGGCGTGAAGGCGGCTAACACCTACGCAACGGCCAAATACCCCGGCACCCGTGGTAATGATCTTCGTACCGTTATCACGGCGAATGAGAACACCACAGAACAGAAGCCGCTGTTCGATGTGGCAACCTTCTTGGGAACCGTTCAGGTTGATCTTCAGGAAGGTGTGGCCGCTATCACCGATCTGAAGGCCAATGCCTATGTGGATTGGAAGTCCAGCGGAACCCTTTCTTTGACCGCTTCTTTGCCCCTGACGGGCGGCACCAATGGCACCGTGGCCGATTCCGACTATCAGGCCTATCTTGATCAGGCGGAAGCGTACACCTTCAACGCTATGGGTTGCACCGAGAGCAAGGCCACCATCACCGCCCTGTTTGCGGCCTTCGCAAAGCGGATGCGTGATGATGTGGGCAAGAAGTTTCAGGTGGTTCTTTTCCGCAAGCTGGCCGATTATGAAGGCGTTGTGAGCGTCAAGAACGGCCTGACTTCCGACAAGACTTCCACCGCCCTGATCCCTTGGGTTACGGGCGTGATCGGCGGAACGGCGGTCAATAAGAGCGCCACCAACATGACCTATGATGGTGAATATGATGTTGATACCGATTTCACGCAGACCCAGCTTGAAAACGGTATCAAGGAAGGTTCCTTCATGTTCCATCGTGTGGATGAAGCGGTGTGTGTCCTGACTGACATTAACAGCTTCATTTCCATCACGGATGAAAAGTCCAGCGACTTTTCCAGCAACCAGACGATCCGAGTTTTGGATCAGATCGCCAATGATATTGCCGTTCTGTTCGGCAAGAAGTATCTTGGCAAGGTTCCCAATGATGCCGCTGGCCGGATTTCCCTTTGGAACGATATTGTGAAGCACCACACGGAACTTCAGGATATTCGGGCCATTGAGAACTTCAGCGGCGAAAATGTGACGGTTGAAAAGGGCGATACCAAGAAATCCGTGGTGGTTACTGATTATGTGACCCCCGTGAACGCTATGGAACAGCTTTATATGACCGTCTATGTTCAGTAAGGAGGTACAACCATCATGGCAGATAGAACCATCATGAACGCCAAGGATGCTGTTTCCGCTTCCTTGGCTGAATGTTTCGTGACCATTGGGGATAACCGTTACAACTTCATGCAGGCTATCAACCTTGAAGCCAACTTTGAGAAGAACAAAACGGAAGTTCCCATTTTGGGCAAGACCGGCAAGGGCAATAAGGCCACCGGCTGGAAGGGTACGGGTTCCGCCACCTTCCACTATAACACTTCCATCTTCCGTGAGCTGATGAAGCGTTATAAGGACACCGGCGAGGATGTCTATTTTGACATTCAGGTGACAAATGAAGATCCCACTTCTTCTGTGGGCCGTCAGACCGTGATCCTGAAGGATTGCAATATGGATGGCGGCTTGCTTGCCAAGTTTGATGCTGATGCGGAATACTTGGATGAAGATATGGACTTCACCTTTGAAGATTTCGAGATGCCCGAAACCTTCAGCCTTTTGGCCGGTATGCAGTAAGCAGAGCGCCCCGGCCTTACTTCGGTAGGGGCCGGGGCCTTTTTTCGTATCAAAATATAGGAGGAAAAAACAATGAGCCTGTCCGCTTTTTTGGCTGAAAACGCCGTTCCCGTTGAGAACATCAAGTTTGTTGCTTCTAAACGCTTCTTGGGTGAGGATGGCAACCCCATTCCTTGGGAGATCAAGACCATCACCGGCACCGAGGATGAAGCCCTTCGGAAGTCCTGTGCCAAGCGTGTTCCGGTTCCCGGCAAGAAGAACCAGTATCAGAAGGAAACCGACTATGATCTTTACCTTGGCAAGCTGGCCGTGGCTTGTACCGTGTTCCCCAATCTGAATGATAAGGAACTTCAGGACAGCTACAAGGTCATGGGCGCTGATGCCCTTCTGAAAACCATGCTGACCCCCGGCGAATATGCCGAATACCTGACCAAGATTCAGGAAGTGTGTGGTTTTGATACCACCATGCAGGATGAGGTTGATGAAGCAAAAAACTAATCTGTGAAGGTGATGGTGAAGCGAACATTGCTTACTATTGCCTTCACGAACTTCATTTGACACCTTCCGCCTTTTATGCTTTGCCCCGCCGTGAACGGGC